TAGTCAACGGACGTAGATGTTTTGCTGCGTTGGCAACACCCTTGGGTCTATGCAGGGCACTAGCCATGTGCTGTTTCTCACCATAGTTATACTTGCCGTTGTGTATGTTGGGCGAGAACACCGCGTAACGCTGCTCTTGGTCGCCTGTCTCATGCACTCGGAAGTAGCCTATGTAGCCCATGGCGTAGGTATCTTGGGGGCGGTACACCCACATGGAGTCCGTGCTTCTCGGCGCGACTGCGATACCGCGAACCTTCAGCGTGAGTTCATGCGCCATGTCCATAGTGCCGAAATTCACAGTGACGACGTCTTTCTGTGCGATTATATCTTTTACGAGTTTGAGTGCTAGTTGAGGCATAGTTGTTCTCCTTACTTCTGCATAAAGCCTAGTTGTTTATTGATGAACGAGTTGTAGCGTGAGCGTACTTTGGCTAAGTCCTCCTTGGTTTTTACCGTTTGGGTTAGATACTCCGCGTTCCAACTCCACCCATCGGTGCAGTCCTTGGCGAAGAATACCCACAACGCGAGCCGCGCATCGTGTTGTTCGTCACGCACGATACTGCGAGCCACAAGCGGTCTAGGTTGTAGCCCCTGCCAATTCGGCTTCTGTTCGTAGTGCGCGTACAGGTCTGCCATTTGTGTTCCCGCGTACTCTCTGTCCCCCAGCGGCAATAGCGGTGACATAGTCATACCCCATTCGAAGAACTTCTTGATGTCGTCCTTGAACTTGGCCTTGAGGTCTTTGTTGACTGTCGGCGCTTTTGGCAAGCTGCGTCCTGTACCCTCGACATGTTGCCACCCACCTTCGGTGCGTATGAACTTAACTGCGGAGTTGTCGTCACGCGGTGAAGCCCACTTGTAAAATTGGTTATTGGTTAACTTTTCTTGTACCTGTTTCGGCATCGTTATTGACTTGGCCAGATAATAGTCCGTGTCGCCTGCCTCGACGAAGTGTTTGCCGTTTCGACTGCGGAACCACATATACATTGGCGAATGGCGGTATATGAAGTCGTACCTGCTGTTGTGTGCACCCGGACCCCAGCCGTTACGCAGGGTGACTTCTTCGGTACCATCACGCTTCTTGCGCCACACGATGGGTGCATACTTCTCCATGTCTGCGAGTGTCGGCGTGAAGTACTGCACACCATAAATAAATCTACCGAAGTATTTGTCACCAAAGTGATACCCATCGGACAAGGCGTAGCAGCTGCTGCTGATCTTCACGATACGTTCGTACTTGCGGCGGCGATCACCAATAGGGCGGATGTCCTTGCCTTTGTTCTGCGCGCCGCGCAGTGGGGTGATGCGATCGTAGTGAGCCACTACCTCTGCAAAAGAACGATAATTTGTATATGTTAACATTTTTAGTCTTTCTTGTTATATTAGTTTCGTTTAGGTTAATTGGGTGGGTAGCTTCCATCTGCAAGATAAACCACCTCGCCACGGGAATGGCGGTTGTTTACTTTGGACGGCGTTGCTACCAAATGCGTCACATTAGATTTCAACGGCTACCCACACGATACTCCTTCAAAAGATTATAGCGACCAGCAGCATCATGCCAACGCCACTGGCAAAGCCAAAGATAGCACCGACCGCGCCAGCGATCTCGATCTTCTTCTGTACTTCTTCTTCAGTCATCGCTACCCCCTGCAAATCTTGAGATTGTCATTAGTTTGGCTTTCAACTCCATATTTTCTTTGCGAGCTGCCTTATGTAGTTTCTCGAACCATGCTTCGCGGCCTCGCGCTCTTTTTAGTCTATCCGCAAGATCATTTATGTTTTGCTCCTGGAAAGTGTCAGAGTAATCAAACCTGTGAATACCTCCAACGGCGGTGTACTCCACAACCAGATCAACACGGCACAGACGTAAATCTTTGAGAGCCACTCTTCGGCACTCCGATTTACTACCCGCTAGAAATTCTTCGCCAAGGTCATTGCGGTATGTCCAAACCCTAGTCTCTCTAGCATCACCACTTGCCTCGTGTCGCATGATCTTGCCACAAGTAACATTTTCGCTTTCTAAGTATTCAAGCATCGTCATCCCTTTCGATTCTACCTGCGCCGTTGCAGTTTTCGCAGTCGGCCCAGTAATTTTCCAGATCCCCGTACGGGTTTGAGTTCGACATAGGCACCGCGCGTTCGTACTCGCATCGGCCTTCGCCCTCGCACTCGGGGCAGTTTATATATGTGGGCTTCTCCTGTAGACCCACAACGTAGTTTCCCATCTTGCTCATTTTATTTTTCTCTCTCTTGTTTAGTTTCTCTTCTTTCAGTTTACGGAAGTAGGCATCGCGCCGCCTGCTAGACCGGAACAAGCGTCCGTTCTCGCGTTCCCCCCTACGATTGGTCGCGTGTTTCCCCATCTCACATATCCCTCGACTTTATGTGTACAGTTTTACCTACGTCTGCGGTTCTGCCGCTATCCATGACACACCACAACACAGGCATTGTCCACTGACCCCAGCCACCGAATAGGTAGCCATCGGTCAGCACGATTGCAGCTTGCGCGTTGATGTTGTTGTCCCGGATGTAATCGGTGACACAGGTAACATCGGTGCCGCCACCCCCTGCCGGTTTGGTAGACTGCACAAGCGTATCGAGTTCGTGCATGTCATACTTCTCGTCACGACATACACGGGTGTCCCAATACATCAGGCGTACAGCCTCGGGGTGTACCGCGTCACATATCTCTTTGACCTCGGTCAGAAACGCAGAGAGTTCCCGCTGTCTGATTGACCCAGACGTGTCGATCGCAACCACCAGTTCCCCGACTTGCTCACTGATACCGCTAGGCATATACATGCCGCTGGACAAGTACCTGCGGTTGGGTCGGCGATAGGTAGAGTAGTCACTGCCTGTGCATGTAGTCTGCACAAACTCACGCAACACCTCGCGCCAGTTGACCTGTGGCTGTAGCAGTTCGGCTAGGTCACGATCACCACCGCTGCCCATCTTACCTGCAACCAACGCACCTTGGCGTACTGCCTCGTCGATCTCCCGTGCGAGTTCACGTTGTTCATCGGCGGTCATCTCTTCCGCGCCATCCCAATCATGTTCGTCGAACGGCTGACCACCACCGGGTAGTGGCTCACTACCTTGACCACCATCGTTGCCATATTGGTCATCACGCAGCAAGATGTACACCTGTGCGGTATCCATGCCGACATACTTGCGGTCATAGCACCCGCCTTCGAGAACACCGGTCATCGTGGCAAACTTGTCCTTCGCGTTGTCGTCCACGATCTTTAGGTTGATGACGAAGTCACATGCCATGTTCGCGAGTTGTGCGTTCTGTTTGTACAAGTGATGCCACGTTGTCAGGTGCCGGAACAGTTTGTGGTACACCTCGTGCAACACCAAGAACCTAAGCTCGGCGTCGTTGAGTTGCTTCACAAACTCACGTCCATACATCTCGTCACGTCCATTGGTACATGCGGTTGGTACGGACGGGTCGTCCACGATGTTGCGGTTCCCGATCATAAGCACACCGGCAAGCGCCGTGTACTTCGGGTTCCCCATGATGGAAACAACGGCTTTGGTAAGCCGCTGCTCCTCTGTTAGTTGGTTTAGCATGAGCATGTTGTTATCTCCTAAAGAGCTTGTGGATGATACGTTCAAGAAGCGTAGGCTTCGGCTTCAAGAAGGTGTAGTCGAGATCGAGCGGATACGATGCCTCTTGGTAGAGGTTAGCCACAGGGGTCACTTCCTGCACCACTTTCGGCTTTGTTTGCGGTTTGGACTTACCCAGCTTGAATATCCGTTGCTGACACGACTGCGCTGTGCGCCCCATGATCGAGGCAATCTCGCGGTAGCTTGTACCTGCGTCACGCATTGTCACGAGGACATCGTCCTCTTTGTCTGTCCATTTTTTACCCATTGGTTTTCTCCTTGTTATGGGTTGCGGTTATAATCTTCACACCTTGTCAGCTGTGTAGAGGTGGTTGTTCTGCATGGCCCACTCGGTGAACTTCTTGTTGGTCATCACCATGGACTGCTTGGAATACTTCGGTGAGCGTACACCATTGGCGAACATCGCCTGTGCCTCGGTGTCGAGACGTGGCAGGTAGTCCATCCACGCGTTGAGCCAGTCTTTCTCCAACGCAGCAAGAGTTCTATACACAACCATGCAAATAGCTGCTGCACTGTCGGGCACTTTGGCATTGGCCGGATCGTCTTTGATCGACTGCAAGCTAGGCAGCTGGTCAGCCAACGACACGAACGCCATCAAGTCCATCGCACCACGATCACCGATTGTACCCATGAGGGCAGCGGTCAGTGTCACATCGTCAATCAAGTGTCGCTGCTTGAGTATGTCAGATGCAGAGTGCAGAGATCGAGGCGTCACGAAGGCAGCGCGAGCCTGCTTGGGGTGAAAGATGTACGGGTTCTCGTCGGGGTCTTTAACGTCCTCGTATGCTGCCATCAGCTGTGGATTGTCTTTGATCCAACCCAACATGCTGTGATCCCAACCATCGTTGATGCCAAACTCAATCAACGCCATGTGGTCAGTCTTCTTGATCTGCACCACAGTCATACGATTACGTGCGTGTGGTGGTAGCAGGTCGCCGACACCCTCGCCGCCTTTGTTCGTTGTGGCAAAGACAAGACTGTCAGGGTGTAGTGAGTAACTACCCACTTTACGCTCCAACATCAGACGCAGCATGGCGTTCTTCACGGCGGGGTTCGCCTTGCCATACTCGTCGAGCATCAGGATGATCGGCCCCTCGATATGCAGACCGAGTTCTTCGTGCGGGATCATACGCACACAACCCTCTTCTTCGATAGACTGCATGGACGGGATCATAATGTCGCCAAGGTCTTTGGTCGTACCATCAAAGTATATGGGCCGATGCGTGGGGAGTTGTTCTGCCAAGGTGGTGAGCATCGACGACTTGCCGTTACCCATGTCACCCTGTGCCAGTATGGTGCGCTTGCTACCCACGGCTTTGATAAGATCGACACACTGGTCGAGGTTCAGTGCATACATTGCTTGTGCTTGATTAGTCATGTTGTTCTCCAATTGTGTAGTGGGTCACTACTTATAAGGTTTCTTGTGCGACTTGGACTTCGTACCCAAGCTGCTTGATTAGGGCGATAGTCGGATCTGTTAGTGTCACTGTCCCCGCTATCATCGCAAACATTTTACCCGCTCTACACACGGGATACACGGCTCTGCTGCCGTAGTTGTTTGTGACCTTGACTGTGATATTCATGCTGTCCTCCTTACAGGTCTAGTGATGGTAGTGCTTTGATCGCGGCATCTACTGCCGCTTTGGTTTCGGCGCGGAAGGTATCGTCCTCACGCAACCCGTCAGGTGTCACGCCAGACATCGCGTCTTCGAGGCGGTTCGCCATCTGTGCCATCTGCGGGGACGAGGTCACGTTACACACACGAAGAAGTTCTATCATGTCGTTGACGTTACCCACGAGGCTGTCGCGGAAGACCTTCTTGTCCTCCTTGCTGCCGTAGTCGAGGCGCTCACTCATATTAGTCAGTGTCTTATG